TTGAGAGTCGAAACTTCTCTTTTTCACCTGGGAATCCATAAGGGTTCTTGAACGAAGAATATGAACAGGCAGATACACCGCCAGTTGTGGGAATAGTACAACCCTCTGGTACCTGAACGACCAGCGTAGAGGCAGACGCCGTTTGAACAATTGCGTAATCAAGACTTCCGGTCGCAGTACCACTAGCCTGTGTTGCATAAGGTGAACGACCAGATGTATAGCCGACGCTGTTTGTAGCGGTCAAGTTGTTACCAGCAGCATTTTGGTCGCTTGCAGTGTTATTGAGTGTCCACGCACCAATACAGTTTGTTTCATTACCGGCTAATGCTTGAGAAGCGTATGAGCGGATGGTTGCGGCTGAAAGAACTGCATCAAATGCGCCGACTCCAGATAGATAACCAGTGAAATATTGCGCGTTATATGCGCCAGGTCGTCCAACAGAAAAGTCGCCGCCTGTTCCAGCCGTGGTTGGCGCAGTACCGGAAGTTGTTGCGGCAGTAATTGGAACGGATATTCCGTCGAAGTAGATTACCGCTGTACCGCTAGACCATGTTCCGGCAACGTGCGTTTTTTTGTTTAAAGGAAGTGATTGGTAGGTTGTAACGAAACGATAGTTTGCAGCACCACCGTTCCTGACAATAAGAGTTACCTGTCCGGTCGTTTCTGTTAGGAGTGCAAATCCGTTACCGGGCGTTGAGTCCATGCGTCCAGCGATACAACCTTGGGTACCGTAAGCAGTTGGTTCTGCCCAGCCCATCAACGTAAAATTATCCGTCATTGTTGAGAGAGTGCCGGTTGGTGTTGCTTTGGTAAAGTAATGATTTGTACCGTTAAACGCACCACCCATGTATGTTGGTGCTGCAACAGTTCGTGTTGTACGGAGGCGCATACCAGGACTAATCGCACCTGAGTTATCAGATGATGTCGTGAGGCTATATGAACGGTTGCCGTTGTAGGTAACAGCAGAGATTGACCCAGTGATACCAACCCAACCAGCTGCGAGGTCTGAGTCTAGTTTGGCGTTAGTAACCGCACCGTTAGCTAGTTTTGCAGTGGTGACGTTTGAATCAGTAATTGTAGTCGTTGTGACGGCGTTTGTTTTAAGCGTTCCGTCCTGATTATGGGCGACGAGTAGTCCATCAACTAATGAGTCTTCCCAAAATGAGGTTGGCATAAACTCAACAAAATCACCAACCTCATTACCAACATCAGTATAGCCAGGAGCAACCTCCATATTAGTAAATGAGTTTGTTGCTATGTTAACGAGTGCTTTCCATGACGTTTGGTTTGAGATGGTGACATCTCCGGTCACTGGGTCAACGACCTTTTTATATGTCATAAAGAATACTGGCGTTGTCGTACTCGCTTTACTGAGATCGTAGCACTCTAGCGTAAGGCTTGACACAACGCGAGCGGTCTTAACAGTTGTGATATGCACGTATCCGGTGCCGTCGCTTGCCCTGCCGAATTTATCAGAAATACTGACCATGACTATACCCCATATCCGAGGTTGCCCTCTTGTTTAGGTTTAACACCGAAATCTTTATCATTAACGGCGATTGCTTTTACACTCACGTTACCTGGGACGCTATTACCAACTGGTGTCATCGTGTTGCCAAGCGTCGTCTGATACTGCGGTACTGCTTGGCTATAGCTAGCAAGGTCCGGCGTCGCCATCTGTCGCTTCGCACCAGTATAACTCGGTGTCAAAAACGCTGAGTTAGAGATAAAGCTATTCAAACCATCTCCTTCTTGCATGTAGCGCTGTCGCTGGTCTTTAACGTCTGCTGCGTTATAGACGTCAGCTATCTTATAGAGAGCGTTTTGCCTATTCTGTGCCCATGTCTGGTCGGCTTTACTCACTGACTCTCCGTACTGGTCGTTGATTTTCTTGATATCATTTTCGTTGCCAGCGCTGTAGTCATTAAATGCTGTATCAAGCTGCTGATTATTCTTTGCCTGTGTCGCGTTTGCCTCTCGGTTAGATCGGTTTGATGCTGATAGCACTTGTCGCGATAGTTCTTTACCACCACCCATACCAAGAACTGCGAGTGAGCTAATAAGATTCTTCAGAGTGTCTCGTGTATTGACGTCATTCTTTGTGCGAGCAGAACCGTAGTCTTGCAGTGTTTCAAGCTTCTTATTGTCGTATTTACCCTTTTCAGTGTTGAGCTCATCCTGCTTTTCCTTCAGGTAAGCGTCTCGCGCTAACTGAGCCTTCTTCTTCATGTCTTCTCGGTTGGCATCATAGCCACTGAGCAATGAATTGAGGCTGTTTATCTGTACTTGGTCGAGCTGTTTCGCTGAACTGCTACCAATGCCCGTATCATTATTTCTATTTCCGTTGCCTGGGTTCGGGTCATCAATACGACTAGCCTGGACACTCATTGTCCTAGACGCGAACCCGCCGTCGGCTGCGGATAGGGGCTTACCCATATTCCTTACAGACTCACCGTTCTTCCACCAAATATTGCCGTCCCTGCCTATCCAGTAAACACCCTGGCTATCAGCAGTTACTGGTGTACCCGCGTACGGCCTACTGCCGTTACTGCCTGCGTAGTATGATGTAGGACGAGTGCCGATTACTGGTTTTGGTAAACCTTCCATATTCCTATTCCCCTTGTTTATTTTCTTCCATTTTGATAGTTAAAGTGTACCATAGTGCTATATTTTAATCACTCCCTTTCGGCTAAGGAACTCAACGCCGACACCAATATAGGTATACAGCAGGCTGAGGTGTGATAATTCGTAGTAGGTATTAGGTGTATCAGCGACGACCCTGAAGCTGACATAGGCGGCATTCTTACGGATTTTCTGATCTGCTGTCTTATCTGTTGGGTCAGTAAAGTCGGTCAAATCTGCAAGCGCATCAATCCAATTCCTATTATTCCACGCCCCCTCAGAAGATGTCGTGTCGCTCGTTGGTCGTATTGTATCCCAGCCGCCGTTGACTGCTCCAATACGGTTAAAGGATACAGGGCTCGACTTTATGATGTCGCCATTCTTTGAATGGACGTTGAGTGTCAAACCAACAACACCAACCGCCTGGTCAAACTGCCAGAGCGCCTTGAGGACATGGACCCATTCACGACGGTTTTCACCAAATGGTATTAGCCCACTCTCCATCTCTGACCTGAATACTCCATCGTAGTCGCTGTGTGTGCGTGAGTCTTTATAGTAGCGAAGTAGTTTACTGCCACGTCGTATATAGAGGCTTGGTGATTCATTGATACTCGGAGACCAACGGAAAATACAGTCAGCTTCCCTATCCCATATCGCCCAAATACCACCGTGTAGCAGGTCATACATCCATATCTGATTGTTGGCAGATGAACCATAGTTAATCGTCCAATAAAGCGCCTCGTCGTAGTATGCTGCATAACACTTCTGAATATTCGATTTCGATAGGTTGAGCACACGGTCGCGTATGGCCGAGCTGATAATATCAGTTGACTGAATACCAGCCACGTTTGGTTTTACACCGGTAGACTTGAACCCTTCCATAGACAGGTAGTAGGTGTTGTTATTTTCGTGAATCACAGAGAACGGAGCATCGGTACCGTCGTTACCCTCTCGCTTCTTGAACTGGTAGGTACCAGTGCTGAATGTTTGACCATTCGCCGTGATGCTATTGGTTGTCGCATAGACGTCCCAAATAGCACCCTGACCAGCCATTGTGCGAGTCAAGAGGTTGATACAGGTCGTACCGGAGTTGTCACGACCAAGGGCAATAGCAACCGGTTCTTCCGCGCCGTCATTGCTAATTGAGTAGCTGTCAGAACCATTCGCCGAACCAAAGTAAAGTTCATTACCAGGATCGCCACCCCAATGGACGACACCATCATTATCAATCGCCCAAAGGCGTCCAGAGATGTTCGTAAAGTATTTTGCGACAATGCCAGCTGTCGTATTCTCTACTGGTGCGTCATTCAGTAATGTTACTTCGCCTGTATCAATATATGTTAGTTGTGCTATTGGGATATCTTTTGCAACACCGAAGTACTCATCAAGTACGGGTGCACCAGTGCCTGTTGGGACGCTTGCAACGTGGAGGTTCCAGCTTTGAGCATTAGGATCGATAGTAAGACCACTGATACTAATTGAGACCGAACGAGAGTTCGTTGCCCATGAATCCCGTAACATACTTGACTGTAGCGCTGCTGTCGCCGTTGAGCTTGCTGTTGTGCCGCCGATTCCGTTGAATGATACGCGCCAGTAATAATCAAATGCCGCAGTACCAGTAAATCCAGTAGCAGTCTTTGCAGGTGCGCCACTTGGGTTAGCCACCGCGACAAACTGTTTGAGCGTATTGCTCGCAATGTCGAAGTAACTGAAATTAGTGACACCATCACCGATAGCAACGTATTGCGCTGCCTGAGCGAGTGAAACGGGGTTAGTCAGGCTATATCCCACTGTACCAAGTTCTGTCCATCCAAGACCGTCGGCATCCAATACCCACACGTGAGCCGTCGCACCGTCGCTAAAGACGTTAATCAGACCCTCTGTGCCATCTGATCGCTTGAATGGTAAATCAGCACCAAGCGGTGTTAAGTTTGTTCCGACGTCAGGAATACCGCTTTCAAGAAATGAGCCTCGTGGCCTAGCAATGCCATTATAGTCGATAATGCCGTTATAAAGCGCTTTCAGCGCGTCCTCTTGCGTGCGACTTTTTGAAAAATAGGAGATTTGACCTTTTTTCCAGTTATCGATGTCCTTGACTTGGATTTCTTTTGATGTCTTATTTGTCATTGAGATGACCCCTAGTTGGTCCCACCATTAACGATACCGATACCAATACCGGCATCAATAGCAGCGGATAGTGTCGTATTCTTCGTACCATTTGTGATGCTGCCAGCTCGCTTAATAACAAGATGTTGACGATGACGGTTGTTCTCTTTCATGCTTTTCATAAGTACATCGGCCTGTTTATAGAACTTATCGGCATTACGGGCAATAAATGGAACGGGACTCGCATCACAGATAGATGCTGCCATATAGGTCGACAGCCATGAGGCGTTGTCGATGTTAACAAGTTGCGATCCAGAGGTGTATTCAGATGGCATAACATAAGCTGGTAAACGGATAGTGTAGCCAACAATGCTCTCATCAATCTCTTTGAAGTACAGAATATTGCCAAATAGGGCACAGATATCGCCATTATCGAATGTCTGGAATAATGCCTGGTCAACCAGTTTATATCGCTTGACGACCGTTTCACCGTCCATGATGAGGACGTTATCAAATGGTGTATTACCGACCTCTATATCATTGCTGTCGTCTAGCTCATAGGCAAGCTGAGTAGCGTTAATGGTATCTGGTAGCGTGTACTCGATATCAAACAGTGATTGCCATTTTACATATGGCCATCGAGCCCACACTTCCATGACCTCGTTGAGTACGTTCAGATAGGTATTGAAATCCTCACTGCCCTCGGTCACTGATTCGTATTCACCGTTTACCTTACGGTAGGCTTTTTCGATGATAGTCTGTACACTTTTCATATATTACCTCAGCTCTTTTTTGATTTTTGTCAGTATCTCCACCAGGTCAGCACTAAGGTCTAACTGATAGTCGGCAGTACGGCTATTTTTCACCGCTTCCTGTCGAACAAACACTGTTGATGAGTGGCTATCAATATATTTATCGAGAACCCCAATTACCTTTTTTATCTCTGTGACGTTCTTATCTTTTGCTTCTGTACTAGATGGTGTCACAAAGGCACTGTGTCGGTGGAGCTCTTCACTAGATTGATACTCAGACATTTGGTGCCTCCCCTACGCTCTCCTTTTTATTCTCAGCATCGGCACCATCGTCCATAGCGGTCATCACATCTTGTGATGTTAGCTGAATACCGTATTTAGCAGCGGCTTGTATCTTGCCTGCTGGTGGAAGGTCCTTGAATGAGATTGATACTGATGGTGGTTTTACTTCTGCCATAGCCGCATTTTTCTTATCCTGGGCGTCGGCTTCTGCCTGCTGTTGCTCTTCAAGTTGTGCTTGTGCAAGAGCCTGCTTCATCGTTTCGGATATTTTCGCACTATTCTCAAGGCTAGAGCTCTTTGTCATTTCTTCCATCAGCATTGGCATAATTGAGCGCATAACCTTCGCCATTGATGGGTCAGATTTCGCGGCTTCGAAGAATCCTGTCATGAAGGTATTGAGACGCTTGAGGTCTTGCTCTTTCGCCAATTCGCGTGTGCTTTCGAAGTCAACAGATACGTTGACGCCATTGACATCGCTCAAATCAAGGCGCACCTCATTATTCTCATTTATGTAACTTTCGTCAATCTCACGAATAAGGTTCGCATACTCTTCGTCAACCTTGACAAGTGCAACGGCGTTGTTGGCTTCTGCAATCGCACGTACTTCGGCGATATAGATATTGACCTGATTCTCAAGTACCATTTCAAAGAACTGCTCGTAGTTCTTGCGATAGTAGTTGTTCTCAACGTCAGCCTTCTGGTCCTGAACGTTGACACCAGCCTGAGTCTTTGACTGATTTGGGTCGCCAGAGCCAGCAGGAAGCGTCTCGTTTGAGCTTGGCAGAGAGTTGAGTAGAACTCCTTTTAGTAGGTTATATAGATTAGGGAAGTTCTGGAGCGTTGTCGTATCGATAGGATAGAGATCAACCTTGCCATCTTCTTCGCTCAAGAACATGGTATTACCCTTAGTAAGGTTGAATGTATCTTCGTTCAGGCTCACGCCCTTCACCGTCTTTGCTGGGTCGGTGTTGTAGTCAGATGTATAGATAAAGTTTCGTAGCAGCGATGTCAGTGACTGTTGGATACCGTAAGCCATATCAACCATCGAGCGTCCCATGATCGATGAACCGTCGTAGTCTGAATATAGGCTCACGACACGTTTGCGTCCGCTCCTGTTAGGCATGATACGAACAATCGTCTGCGTCGCATAATGCCAATAAATAACCCAGCTTTCATCAGTGTAGACAAATAGCTCATACATATTATCTGGAAGACCAGCCATCTGTATTTTAAGTGGTCGTTTGTCCCTACCTGAGTATTGACCGCTACCAGCGTCAAGGACCTTTTGAACGCCATCATGAATCCAAGTTCCGCCCTTTTCGTCATCGAGACCATCCAGAATCTTCTGAAGGTCTGCCTCTGTCCTTAGGTTGCGGAACTGGATAAAGTTCGCACTGTTGAGATTATTCGCATAAGCCTCAGGAAATAGGTCTCCCCAATAAATATACTCGTAGCCAACAGTATATTCACCATGTTCTTGCAAAAATGGCAAATACGCAGCACAAGCACCAAAGGTTGCCGCATTTCGGAGTGTAATCCAGTGTTTTTGTAGCAGTGAGTAACCATCGACCGAGCCAGAACGCATAATAATTTTCTTGGCAATATACTCATAGGTAAGGTCTTCTGCCTTATTTCGGTTGTGGGCATCTAACGTGTATGATGGCAATTTTTGAATAACGTTTTTTGGCATCTTCTCAAGATAAGACGCTAGGGTGTTGTCAACCAGCTCTGCGTATTCCATCTGACCACTGTCATTGGTCGTTGGTTTTCGGTAAAAGATACGCTCATTTCTCTCAAGGAAACCATATGTCACCTTGTCCATGAAATCCTGGCTATCTTCGAGCCTTTTGACTAGCTGCTCTACCGTTGGTTGTTCATTCATTTTTGTTTTATTCCCTTTTCTACGTTAGATTGTATCATACCTTAGAATGACCTATCCGAGTAATTTTGCGTTTTATTACGACGAACCTCATTACCAAGCTTAACGCTTACCTTGACCGGTGTATATTTGCGTAGTGAAACGTTGTCCATTGCACGAGCTTTTACTGGTGTCCACTTGACGCCAAGGTCTCCTCGGTCGCCTGGTTTCTCGCTTGCACGCTTGCCTTTACCGCCGCCGTTACCGTATCCAGACTTGCTTGTATCAGGGTAATTCGTTGCAGGGGTTGCACCCTTGCTACCAAGGAGTGAGTTGAGCGAGTTCCAGAGGTATGTTTGACCAGACCTAGTTGAACCCATACCTCCTTCGCTGAAGAAGCCGTTGTTATCAAGTTCAGTCATCAGACCCATCAACTTCTGATAGCTTTTTGAGTTCTGAAGCAGCGACTGCTCTTGTTGGGCGATTTCAGCACGCATTGCCTGCTCTTGGTCGTAGGTGATTTCACCAGCTTTACGTCGCTCATAGAGACCGTCTTTTTGCTGACCAATTTCATAGAGGCGGTTGCGCTGATCTTCAGGTAGGTCCGTCTGAGCAATGGCATTCTTGATTGATTCCATCGATATAGGCAGGCGGGTGTTTTTACCACCGTATTTACCAGGTACCGATACGTCTGAATAGAGGTTTTTGCCATCTAGTGAGAGTAATTCTGAGCCGCTATTACCAAAGAATCCGTTATAGATTTGCTGGCTGAGTCCTGATAGTTTCGCATTTGGTTCAAGTTTCTTCGAGTTGTCGGGCATTTTTTTGCCGTTCACCTCTGGTGCATCAAGGAAGCTAATCGTGTCCTGAATTGACTTGAAATTATTGTTTTTGCCAGTATCAAATGAGTTGAACATCTTGTCAGTGCCATCGCCAATACCAGCATTACGAGCATATTTCACCATCGAGTCGATCGTGTCATTGTACTTGATGGTATTTTTGTCATTCATCGTTTTATTGATAGTGAAGCCACCCTGTTGGTCAACTGTCCGTACGCGTCCAGCTGCATCACGACTATCGGGAAGGCTATTCCTGTCAAGGAACGGATAGGAGTTCTTCATCTGATTGCCAAACCATGTCGGGATATCCTTATCATAGGTACTCTTAGCGTTCGTACTCTTACCCTGCCATCCATTCACTGCAGGAATAACACCGTTATTCGAAAGCGGCACAAATGATTTCGCCATATTAACACCATATGACTTTAGGGCATAGCCGTTGTCACCGGTATCATTTGTGCCATTACCGTTGAGATATGAGTTAACACCTGATGCGGTGGCGGCAATAATGTTGTTTGTACTGTCGATATACGGCAAACTACCACCGATAATCTCACCATAATAGTTAAGCGGTCGAACATTATTATCTGCAACGTCTTTCGCTATTTCACCGGCGAGAACAATACCAGCAATCGGAAGTTCGATTGGCGTTCCACGAACAGGGAAGTATTTACCATCACCCCTGTCGATAGATATACCCTTTGGCTTGTCAACTTCGTCACCGTTGTTGTAACTGATAACGCCTGAGGCATACAGGCCATAGACACCGGCCATGACACCACCCTTGACGCCCAAAGCTTTGAGTGTTGTTAATATGTTTTCTGGGTTTTTTCTTACTGCTGCCAATACTTCGTCGTTAACAGCACGCGCCATTGGGTTGGCCCAGTATGTACCAGAAGTCTTCGCAAGGTTTGTAGCCGTGTTGACGAATGGCATAACGACGTTTGTTAAGGCGATAGCAATCCTCTCTTGAGGCTTGGCGTCAGCTTTCGACGCAACCTGCGTCAATTTCGCGGCGATATTTGAGGCATGTTCCGTATTGGCAAGGAAACGCTCTTTTGCTGCCGCGCTACCAGTATGAATGAACTCCTGGTAGGCTTTCATCACCTCGATACCCTTTGTATGGCTCGTCATACCATTGAGAATACCCATGAGGTTGTTGGCGACCACTTCTGAGTCTGCACCCATGGAACCAGCGAATTTCTTTATTTCGCTTCGTGAAGGATTGTAACCCTCGGCTCGTAGTAGTGACTCAGCAAGCGTCTCACGAGCGATGCCCTTACGCACGTTCGCAATGCCTGTCACTGGCGACATGAGAGTACGATATACGTTACCAATCGCCCAAGGGAATGCCTCTGAAACCGTCTTAGGGGCGACAGTGAACTCACGAGCGGCACGTTTCGCAGCACGGAATGTCTCAGTTGCCATGCGTGGTGAGTTTTTCACATACTTAACAGGGTGCATGAGTCCATCAATGATATTCGCGCCCAACTCCTGTGTTAAGTTACGCTCAATACCACCAACGCTCGTAAGGAGGTTGGCATTACGCGCACCAGTAAGGTTCTCAGCCACATTTGCAACACGGTTTCCAATTGATTTCCTGCCCTGAATTTGACGAATATGGCCATTAAGATCACGCTCAATACGACCATAGGTATCAATGAGTTTATTTGCCTGCTTTGCTGACTCTTCGTCGAGACCGTTAATACCGTCCTGCACGAAGCCTTTTCGCTGCGATTTCATGATGTCGTTATAGTCATTTGCGGCTTTATCAAGTTTATTGAATTTCTCTTGAATGACTTTTTTATCTTTTTCACTGAGGTTACTGTCGGCAAGAATGCTATCAATCGTCGATTCGCCCTCTTTTTCAAGTCCAAGTGCCTTGGCAAGTCGGTTTTTCATATCTTTATGCAGGTCGGTATTCGAGAACACACGTTTCGCAAAATCGTTCGTTTGTTGCTGCTCAGGCGTCACTTCCTTCTTCGGTTTGCCGGACTCTGGGTTAGGGCCATTGCCACCATCTCCCATTCCTGGAGGTAGGTTGCCAGAATCAAGCTGCGGTGAATTTTCTGAGGTAGCGGGAGTTACTCCACCCTCTGGAATGGTTTTTTGAGAAGGTTGAGTTTCAGGAGTATATCCGTTTTCTTTATTTACAAAATCTTTCGCAAGAGTACCTTCGTCTCGCATTTTCTTCCAGGCACCATTAAGATATTGGACGCGCTCTTCGAGGTTCATGCCCTTCATCTGACCTTGTACAGCTTTCCATAGACCAGGCTGATTAGAACTTTTTTCAAGTTCACGGATCATTCCTGACAAAGAGTCGTATGAGTCATGTGCTGTCTCTATGCTTGTTTTTGGGGCGTCACGAAGCAGTGAGTCGTTGAGTGCGTCTTCAACGCTCATACCGTCATTTTCAACTTTTCCAATAATTTCTAATGCCAAATCAGCTGAACGAGTAGGTTTATTAGCCTCTTGAAGAAGGAAATTATTGTAAAAATCTTCATCAGATCCAAGCTGTTTTCGTACTTTACTGAATCCATCAAGAATAATGTTGTTGAGTTCTGAGCTCTGCGCCTCTGTGCGGTCTCCGCGAGGTATGTTTTGAAGCTCCTGCAAACGCTGGTTAATAGCAGCATCTTCAGCCTGACTTGCACCGGCCTTTTTATCCTGTAGTTGGCGGATTTGTTCCGATTTAATGACAGGAGTATTCGGACTGTTCGTTGGTACGACTTCACTTGGAGCCTGTACTGTACCCTCGGCAACAGGAGTGACCTGTGCCGCTTGGGCCGTTTCTGGCGTCTGGACTGGTGTTAGGTTGTCCATTTGTGATGGCTGCTTTTCAACCGGTGTCATGACGACGCCATCGGCAACAGGAGTAGTATTGACCATTGTGTCGCCAGCAGGAAAGAGTTGCTCATTCCTAATTGAGGTCTCTAACTGACTCTGGTTGCCGTCTACTGGCTGCTGCTTATCTTGGAATGAGACATTGCCGTCTTCTGGGAGGCCATTTTCGTTCAGCGCTTTTGTCCTCTCGGCATTTTGAGCGCCAGCACCAGCCTCGTCTATAGCATTTTCAATGGCCTTTTCAGGACGACGAAGACTGTTAAGGGTACGATTCGCGACATGATGCACCCCATGACCGGCAACATCAAGGCTACCTTGCAAGACGCCGCCAATGAGCGCATCTTTCGCACCAGCCTCAAGTGATTTGCCAAGATCGCCTGTCTGACCATAGGTGTTCGCTGTTGTCGCAACACCCTGTAAACCACCAAAAAAGCCCATATCACGGAGCACATAACGAGCAACACTCGGAAGACCGGTTGTTGCTGCACGGGCTGGATTAAGCAATCCCGTCGCATCAATACCTGTCTGCAGACCCTTACCTGCAAGTGCCATGTAATCCTGTAAATTAGCAGAACCATTGTTAATCCGTGTGACCGCACCTTCAACGTCGCGCGTACCGGTAAATGAGTTACCAGAAAAGTCCTTATTTTCATCCAAGAATTTACGGCGTGACGCGTCATACGCTAACAAATCAGCGTTTTTTTGCTGTTCTGTTTTCGTATTGAACGGGTTGATATAGTTCAGCGTCGCACCAGCCTGACCAGCGACGTCACCAAAGTTAACCGCTCCCTGTTGAATACCAGAGCCCATGTCTTTTACAAAGCCCCAGAAGCCCTCGTCCTTCTTATTGTTAGGGTTTGTATACTTCGTCTTTGGCTTTGGTTGCTGTTGCTGTGCGTTACGCGCAGCCTCTGTCTCACGAGCTACTCTTTCAGCCTCAGCAGCAGCTGCAGCGGCGGCGGCAGCCTCAGCGTCGCGTCGTTGCTGTATTTGAGTATCTATTTGTGCCTTTTGCTCGGACAACAGGTAATTATTATCTTGTGGCATTGATGAATCTGATTGTGGTGTTGCCGCATTATCTTGAGTCGGCTGCCAAGCGCTCTGCACTGATTGAACGGTTTTTATGGGAGAAAGACCAAATGGGTCTTGTTGATCCTTATTGTCGTCCTCTTGTCCCCAACGTAGTAATGACATTTGTTTGTTTTTCCTTTTGCTTTGTAGGCTGATTATATCACTAGGGGTTGAGTTTAGCCACTATTGCATCAACAGAAAAACCTTTTTTATGCAAATCTATGATTCTACACACCCCGTTGCGGTCATAATACTTCCTATTTTGGCTGTTTTCAGATTGAGTAACAATTCTCAAATTATCAACATTATCATTCTGCCTTATCCTATCTATGTGGTCTACTACATAACCAGAAGGAATATCGCCAATAAAAGCGGCGGCAACAAGCCTTGCAGCCCTGAGATTTCTTATCTTGCCGTCTAAACACCTCAGCTTATAAGTGTAATAACCACCTCTATCCGTATCAGGTCTTTTAATCCGCTGAAACTTTATGTGTCTTACTAAGCCCGTATTGGATATTTCATAATTAGCCGTATTTGTAATTTTCTTCCATTCCATAAAAACATTATAACAAAAAGAGTCCTGTGGGTACAGGACTCTTTCGCAATCCGTTCGCTGATTAGCTTGCAACGATAGTTGCAACACCTTTGCGTTTCGGAGTAGAAACGACACAAGTGTACATGTACAAGCAGAGCAATAGGCTACCGAAGGCAGCGGCACTTTCGCCAACCTTTGAGTCGTCCAAGAAGCGAGGAGCTGAGACAACATCTGGGTTAACCAAGATTGCCAATGTGTTAGCAGGAAGGATGTCAGAAGGAACTTCTTTCACTTTCATGCCAAGGAACATACCAACGTCACCGGTGCGGATGCTCTTCTCAAGACCTGGTGTGTATGGGTTGAACTTGCTACTTGTCATCAAGTTAGATGAAGTAGTTGTGCCAACGTACACGATCGCGTTCTTGAAGAGACGAGCGTTAACAAGGTATGCACGAAGTTTCAACATATCTGCGAAACCGTCAGCCGTAGCAACGAATTTCTGAGAAGTTGTAACTGCGATACCTGCAAGAACGCCAAGGCGATATGCGTCGATGAGTGGAACAAGTTGTTCTGCAACGATAGCATGGAGGACTTTACCACCCTCAGTGATGCTGTTGTTAGTTGCGATAACTGTTCGGTCAAGGAACTGTTTGATATCTTTTTGCTGGTCAAGCGTGTAGGTGTTGATTGTAGAATCAACGTTAACGATGCCACCGATTTGTGTACTGAAGGTTTGTGCTGCGTCATGAGTAGTGACTGCACCAGCGGTAACGACAGTACGGACCTTAACTGTTTTAGATCCCTTTTCGAACTTGATTTCTTTGTTATTTCCTTCAAGTTCTTGGGTATAGCTTTCCTCATCGAAAGGTTGGTCGATGACGGGGCTGTAAATTTCAGAGGCAGTGATAGCCATCTTTTATCTCCATTATTTCATATTATATTTTTGTGTTGATGAGACACTTGTACATCCAAGTGCTTTGCCATGAGGCAGTGGGCGCGACTCCACCTGATGCAGCTAATTCTCTCTTGGCATCAAGCCACTTTGATTATAGTACGATGATTTTTTGTTTGTCAATAATAAAACCCGCCGGAGGAACTGGCGGGTTTTAGCGAGTGAGCGACGGACCAAACAACAAAACCCCGTCGCGCTTATAGTATACTACAATTCTTCGACTTCTTGTCCTTGAATTGAAGCTTCTTTTTCTTCGATGCTCTCAAGTTGCAATTTGCTGAGGTGTCCGGTTGCATTTTCACGCAACATAACTTCACCCTGTTTGTTCTTGACAAGGCTAAATCGGTGTTCAACGCCTTTGTCTTCTTCAAGCCTAAAGTTATCGTTCTTTGCTTCTTTTAGACCTTCTGTGATCGCGCGGGCAATGTCTGCACC